TATTACTTTTTCTTCTTCTTTGACTTTTTCTTTGGTTTCTTCTTTGTAGGCATCGACTTGCTCGGTTGTTTGTATCCGCCGTGTTTCATCTTTATCTCCTAAGTTGTAAATAGAGTCAGTAAGAATAATCTCTTCAATATGTACAGAGTCGTTCTTAGTAAACGACTCTTCTTCAGAATCTCTCAACTCCATATGCACAAGTTGAGATAGGTCATCTGCAGGCGTATTTACCACGGATCCTTCCAAGACAATAAAGTCTCCCGTAATAAACACGCATGTCTCTCCATCATACTCTTGTCCGTGTCTGTGTTCGCACATTCCGTCAGCAGCCCAATCAGTCTGACAGATAGAACATACATGGCGGTTAGTAGTAGAGCCAGCAGAAAAAGTAAGATAGCGGCCATCCATAAATTTCTTAATAGCATCTTCATCAGTAATATTAGCCTGTACTCGCATGCGACCAAGACCTGGCCATTTCTTGTCTTGGATCAAACCAAAGCTTTTCATTGCTTTGTAGATTTGTTCAGGATCATCACTTGTAAATGCGTTGTGAATATCTAATGTCTTTTGAGAAGACTGAAGATATTCAGTAGCAGCATCATATAGGTTTTGCCATTCACCACCAATGAAGCGCCCAATAGGCTCTCCACGTTGATCGTGGTTCTTAAGAATTGGCTTTGGATATGGATCAGTTAAGGAATCAATTCCTCTTTGCTGACCTTTGGTAGAATAGATACGATTGTTAATTCTGCGCCCTGAATGTGAAAGATCATATGTGACTATAAGACCTTTACCACCCGAGTAGGCAGAGGTAAGCATGTTGTCAATGATTTTGACTTTATCTGCTTTGTCTAGAGTCAGTATTCTTTCATCAGGATTAACTTGAATGTAATCATTATATTTGATTATTTTGCTCATTTTTTATCCTAAAAAAACTGATTATTTTTTATAATAATAAATAATATTAATATTTAACTATTGTATTTCAAGTAGCTCTAAAACTTTACTTAAGTTTTCTTCATCTAGTATTCTTTTTACAAAAGCTTTCTTGTCTGAATTAAACTTAGGTGCGGATCTAGCTCCAAACTGATTAGCAGGTCTTGATCTGTTCTTGGATTGGTTCTCTGCAGAAGCCAATCTACTATTTTCAGGTCTACCTGATTGGTTAGCGTTTCTTTTAGCTTCAGCGCTCTCTTCTTTAGCAACACCTGCTTTGCTAATGTTAGAGCTTGGACTTTCTTGTAACGCAGTAGAAGCAGCACTGAATGCACCCATAGCCTTTAGTAAGGCTAAAGGCTCTTGGTAAAGCTTGTAGTAAGATAGATCACGATCTTCAACCGGTTGTTCCCCTAATCGCTTTCTAGCTTCGCTCTCGTTGATTAGGTTATTCGTCCATAGCTGAATCGTTTGATTCTCTTCTTTAGACTTCTCTTCTTTATCTACTGAACCAAACTTAATCTGTACTCGTCTATTATCATCCATTAAAGCGTCTTGAAACCCACCCTCAAGCAAAAGCTCATTAATGATGTAAGTTTCTATAAATACTTTTACTGTTTCTTGAAGCGCTTCTACATCTTGAATAGCTATCTTAGATAAAGTATTTGCAGTACTTCTATTAGCTGTATCGCCCTCACCCATATCAATAGGTGACACCCCTAAGCCAGCAAAGACTCTTTTCTTAAAGTAATCTATGTAGTCATGTATAGATAAGGCTTTACCTTCAGAACCGATAGCTTCAATCTTGTGTCTATGGTCAGATACAAATATGCCTCCTGAAGGCATATATTCTATTGTGTTACGAACAAGATCGCTCTCTTTAATACCATCAGGTCCGTATCTTTCAGGATGGTTATCATTACCTACCTTGTAATGAAACAAAGGGTGTAGGTTTGCATCGATCATGTTTTCGACGTTCTCTTCTAAACGTCGAAGCAACGCGATATCTTCAAGTACAGGAAGAAGCTCAGGAGTCCCCATAGTAAACCCAGGCTTCTTGTTAGTATAAAAATGCACTATGTCTTGTGGTGCAAACTCTTTAGTTTCACCAGTATTCCTGACCTCTTGCATTATCTTCTTTATTTCGCCGTTCCTTTTAACCTTAAACCAAAGAGTTTCAAACGGTAATAAAAAGTAACCTGCTACCGGATCTATCTCTTTTCCATTAACAACTCTTACTCTACCAGTAGAGGCTTCTCTATTACGAACCTTTACCCATGCACAATTAGAGTATCTAAACAAATCGTGTGCTAAGTCTTTCATTAACAGGTCAAAAGGATTGCCTGAAATAAGCTCTATTTCTCTTATACGCTTCTTAACATAGTTCAAGGTAGTAGAGTCATTACCAACTAGTTCCCAGCCTGCTAGCATGAATCTGTGCACTTTCTTTTGTATTGCTTTAAATACATAAGAGTCTACATCCTGAGCTATTTGAAGCTCAGTCAAATCATACTCAGGCTTGAACCAGTTACCTCTATGTCTATCTGCATACGACATAGATCGGTTATTTACCTTCTTAACCCTAGCACCAGAGAGACGCTCTATCTCCAAAGGCTTGTTCATATCTTTTTGCGGCGCAGAGTTTAATAAACTTAAACCATCTATAATTGTTTTAGTATCCATTATATCACCCTAGTTCATTAACGATTTTATCGTAAATTAAATCAATACTAGTTTGTTTATCATTAACTTTTACTAAAACTTCACCACAATCGTTAGGTACTAATCTAGTTTGGTAATTTGATGTTTTGCTTTTTACTTTTGCTATTGTGTTTTCAGTTTCAGAATTATCAAACTCTACATCAATATCATCAAACTCTTCTTGTAGTATACTTGTAAGTAAGGATTGGTTCTCTTCAGTATTGAAAGAATCACAAATGTTATCTAAACCTCTATCTATTAGGTTTACTACCAAAGAAATAAACCTAATAAAATTAAAAGCTACTTTAATTTCTGCAATTAGCTTGTTACTAGCATAGATAGGTTCAACAACTAAACGCGTAAAAGATTTCATTAGGTAAATAAATTTTGCGTAGTATTCATCTAAAAAGTCTCTAGCTTTAACTATTTGAGACTCTAAATATCTTAAAGTTGAAAGAAGTCCTGATCCTTCTAGTAAGCGCACACTCTTGTTTTTGTCCCTGCTAACAAGTTGACCACCTGCATAATGATAATAAGGTTTTTCAATACGATACCTAAAAGAAGACTCGCTTTTTTGTTTTGGTTTAGCTTTTGGTTTTGTTTCCTCTATATTTTCTTCAAGATCAATATAGTCGGCTTTAAATCCATCTTCCTCGAACTCGTTTACTTCTAAATTGCTAGTACTTTCTTCTGAAGATTCTTGGTCTAAAATCCTGGTATAGGTTGGATCGTTTGATTGACTCCTCCTATACATTTCAAAGAACAATTGTTCTTGTTCTAACTCTTTAAAACGTTCAATCTTTGATTTTTCTTTTCCTTTTGGCAAAACAGGTTTAAGCTTTTTTTCTTCAACTTCTTCTTTCGACTCCACCTGAGCGCCTTGATTAGTGGCTTTAACCGCATCGATCCTTTCAAATAGTTTCTCTATGCTATCTTTTTCTTTAGATGCTTCTATTTCTTTTAGCTTTTCTTTAGCTTGCTCAGCTAGTCTCTTTTGTTCGGGAGCATCATTTAAATAGCTAGAGTAAGCAGTTACCCCCCCAATACTTCTATCAATAGAAGTATCTACCAATTCAAAAGCCAACCTAAAACTTCTAAATGCATTTAAGATACATTCAAATATAGGGTCAGTCATTGACTTAATAACCTCAGCTATATAAGTGGCTCCATTTAAAACAGGCGTAATAATAGGCCCTACAATACCAGTCCAAGAGAATCCAAGCTCCATAAGCTCTGCTCTAGACTTGTTAATGATAATAGGAAAACCTATAGCTAAAAGTGGATAGCTAGTAGTACAAAGAAACTTGTTTTTCTTTCCAAGCTCCAAAAAGTTGCAAAGATCTGCTGCTAGTTGAGTACTGTCTAGCGACAATCTTATATCATGCAAAAGCTCTCTTATGTTTCTTAAGAATTGTTTGAGTTCCCAAGCTATTTCAAAAGGTGGAAGCTTGATTTCACTAGCTATAGGCTGTTTACAGTTGAAGCAATCCTCTAAATCGTAGCTTTTAGGTACTTTGTCAAATAAGTCTTCAAACCTATTATTATACTCACGCCTAAACTTATCAAGTTTCTCGCCGGGTTTCTTATAACCCTTAGCGTAACCTTTATATGCTTTGGTCTTTTTTACACTTGAATTAAAATCATTAATATCTTTAGCGCGGTTCTCAATAAAACTATCTATACGCTCTTTATCAGATACAAATGGTACAGTTATGCAATCTTCATATTCAGGACTTGTTGTTCCTGAATATTCTTCTTGTTTAGGAGTTGTATTAGCTGCTTTTTCTTCTTTGATGTTTTGCATTATGTCTAATGCATTGCTTAACTCAAAGCCATTTAAAAACATCTCTACTTTGTGCAGATTTGAGATCTGCAAAATATCTAAGTTAGATTCGTTCTCAAGGCTAATTGAAGAAGTAGTTTGCTCTTCATACCATGCGATAAGAGCGTTTACAGCTATTAAAACTCGATCGTTGTTCATTATTTTCTCTTATCTAATGTTAAGTCATCAACGTCTTTATAAGTTTTTCTATTAGAAATTTTGCTATTTAAATTTTTTTCATATTCTTTTGCTTTTAAATAAGCATTTCTTTTTAAAGAAATATCGCTTTCAAGAATATCATCTAAAACGTTTCTTAATATTTCTCTTAGATCATCAACATGTACAAAATCTCTAGCTATTTTTTTAAACATTTTTTGATACTGTTCTTCAAGATAAACCTCATCATTGAAGTCAGTATCTTCACCATCTTTTAACTTCTTGTAAAAACTCATACTTCCTCAACTTCAGCCATAGAAATTTGTTCATCTATCTCTAGGACGCGTTTCATTTCTAACAAGACCATATAGTCTTCAAAACTTATCTCAGTTTTGTTTTTACCAAATACATCTCGATAATAAGATCTTAGTTGAGATTTGTTTTTGATGCTTGCTGAAAAAGATTGACCTTGCTTTACTTTATTATAAAGCGCGTCTTTTTCCTTTTGTACAAGCTCTTTTACTTCTGCAAACTCTTTTGCATTCTCTTCAACAACATAATTAAAGATCTTACGATAGTTTTCATCAGACATCTTAGTAGAGTCTGCTCTGATCTCATCTATTATGTTTTCTAAAACAGCATCATCCTGTGACATCTTATAAAGCTTTTCATCAGGCATAGCTTTAGAGTTACTAGAGTTTTCAGTAATAGTGTCTTTGCTTTGTTTTACAAAGCTATCTTCTACGGATAGCTTTGATTTCTTTACTTCTTGAATCATTAGTTGTCTATTTCTGTAGCTGTTACTTTGATAGAAACCTTGTCTTGGTAATACTCAGAGGTTTCTCCTGCAGGACATGCAAGCCTAAAACTAATTTCATAAATAGTAGTGGCATTATTTATATTAAAAAGCACAGAACCACTTGCTTCTTCCCATTCTTGCTCTGAAGGCTCTCCACTACCTTTTAAAACTTTAGACTGCCAACCTTGTAAAGATTCATGGATCTCTAGCCTAACATTTACGTTGTTATAGGTTTTGGTCGAGTCATCATTCTTTAAGTAAACCTTAAATACACTACTCTCTCCGGTAAAACCATTGTGTGTAGTTAGTATCTGGTTGTTTAGTAGCTCTTGCAAAGCCTCTGCATCTTTATATATTTTTATCATATTCGATTACCTCTATGTGCGTTAAATCCACGGCGCTTATCATTTCTTCTACCAGTAAACGCTACACCTGCTAACATAGACCCACCTACTACCATATGTCTACTCTGAAGACTTGCAGTTTCTGGATTTCGCATCAAAGCACTTCTTGCCATCCTGCCACCTACACTTAAATTAGAGACAGCCTCATCAGTCATACCCGCTATTGCAGTAGCATTAGCCGCCCTATCAGTAGTAGCTGCAGCATCACCTAATACTTGTCTCTGTAAATACCCCTCAATACCTTGTGCATTAGCTCTTATAGCTCTAGCACCTATAGAGATACCACCACCTGCTAAACCACCCATCATTGCGCCCTCACCAAATTCACCTCCCATTGCATAGTTAGCGGTACCACCGAGTACCGCTCCCAACCCCATAGTAGCTAACATACCTTCAGCACCTGCTCTATCTAAAGAACCTAATAAAGAGTTTGTAGCTTGGGTTCCACCAATATTAAGTCTACCCGGAGTGAAGTTGCCACTGCTAGCTCCTTCTGTAACGTTTTCTGTAGCTGTAGCTAGGTTTGCATTTGTGTGGGCAGTTTCATTGTAACCAATTTGATCAAGCACTTCTTGGTTTCTCATTGCTGGTAGGTCGTCACCATATCCACCTAAAGGTCCCCTGCCCATTAAAGCTCTATTCGCATCAGCAGTTTCAACTGCTCTGATGTTTCTTGCTGCCTGGTTTAAATAGTCGCTACGTTCAATAGTATCAACTCTAGCTTGTTGTTCTGGAGTCAATCTAAATCCAGGAGACTCCATTCCTTGAACACCTGATTGGTATTGAAAATCTCTTGCAGCTTTTGTTTGAAATAATTCACTTATACTTTGCGGATTATTTAATGCTGCACCTGCAGGGTCCCTACTTAAAGCTAAAGCTGTTTGTTGCGCATGATACTCAGGTGCAAGGTCACGCCCACTCGCTAATATAGATATTGGTGGTGGGTCTAACTTTTCTCTAGCAACACTTCTGTCTAACGCTCTAGCCTCGGCTCCTCTTGCGTATTCCATTTCAAGCGGAAAAAGTCTTTCTACTAAAGGCCCTTCTGGGGGACCCATTGGGGTAGCCATTTCTCTTTGCTGTTGTCGGTAAGACGGGTCTGCTTGAATTCGAAGAATATCTTTTCTCTCGTCTCTAACTTTTTTTAATATTTCTTTTCTTAATGCCTTTCTTTCTACACCCTCATTAACGCTACTACTAGTAGTAGCGTTCCTTAGTAATGGAATTAAATCAGCATTAGTTGGATTACTCTTTCTTCCCGCTATCAAAGCTTGAATATTTAAACCTTTTGTTAACTCGTTTCCTTCTAACTGCTCTCTAGTGCCTCTTAAAAGCAAATCTGTAATTCTCATAATTATTTCCTCCAAGATCTAGATTTAGAACCAAACCTGCCTCTTCTAGGAGTGTGGTAAACACTCCCGATACTCTTAGAGGAGTTGGGTGTATTTAGGTTTTCTTTCATTGCTTCTAATAAAGAAAAATCTTTCTCTTTTGTTATACTACGCGATTTATTTACATTTCTAGGTTGTTTAATAATACCATCATCTATGTACTTTTGATGTATCGCTCTTTGTTCTTCTTCAGAGCCATTACCACGCATGATACGTAAAACGTTTAGTGCCCCCGGAAAACCTTGTTCTTCTGCTTGGTTAAAAAGCGCATCTATTTCATCATCGGCACTTTGATATCCAATTCCTGATACTTGTGTTCTATGAAACGTAGGTACAGAAGGTACCATTTGTCTACCTGAATAAACGCTCTCTTCTAATACTAAACCGCCTAGTGCTAACATGAATGCATCTAGCCTGTGATCGCCAACTTTTTCGTTGGCTTTACCGTATACTGGTTTGTTGTTTTGCGCGTTTCTTCTTAGTATTTGATAATTAAAAAACTGTTCTTTTAGTGTGTTATCTTCATTAGAGAAGATAAATAAGCCTTCTTCTAATGTCCTGATAGCGTTTTCAACTAAGAAGTGTTTGCCTAACTTCTTTATATCTTTGTTTGTTATTGGATCTTTTAAAACAACATTAGATGAAAAGTTAAAGCTTGTAAG